AGCCACCCTGTCACCGTCGCCACGGCCGCGACGAACAGATCACCGATTGGAATTGCCCCGATATCATACTTGGCCCCCGAGATTTCAAGAGCCCATATGACAACAAACTGAGCTGCATACATCGTCAACGCTACACGTCCGACTCCCGCGAACGGCTTTAACACGGCAGAAATCTTCTGCGGCACGAGACATACCAATCCTAGAACCAGAAATGCAACCCCAAGCCCCAGCATCGTCTGGAAAGTTGACGCACTGTGCGGAGCGATCGAAAGAAGATTGTGCCAAAGCGGCGGTGCCACGTTGTGCGGCCAGATTGCATACTGATCCGGTTCGGCGCCGGCGGTGCCTTGAACACTTACGAGCCACTCTTCGAAGGAACGGCTCAGCCCTGGAAGAACGAAAGTGCCCAATAATTTAGAGACGGTAAGCATGATGGCGCCGCTGCTTACTAGCGAAAGTGCGGTACGCATCTTGGTCAGATCGAAGCGCCCGATTGCCATACCTGCGACGAAAGCGGGTGCAAGTGCGAGCGCGGACATCGGGCCGCCTGCAATATCACCAAGTAAGTACGCTCCCGACAGGACGCTGCCTCCGAGAATCATCAGCGGCGGGCTAACTGCAATCAAAACAGCTGCTGTTGTAACGAGCACACGCGTCGAACGACGAATCAGCACCAACGCCAGCACAAACAGTGCCGCATAAGCCGGCAAAATCACCCCGAACGGAGTATTCAGCATGATGAGCAGATATCCTATCATATCGATAAATACCGCGCGGGCAAGCATCCGCGTCCGAAATGCGGCCGGCTCCATTCCTCGATCCATCATGCGCCCGGCCATGATCGAATAGGAGATGCCGCCGCAAAGCACAAATAAAAGTGTCGTATTCCCGGAAACGATTGAACCGTTCGTTTCGTTCAAGGCGAAGTGCTGCAAATACATCCCGATGACCGCCAGTCCCCGTGCTGCGTCAAGTGCCACAATACGCCCTGTCCCCCGCGATTTTTCACGCACGATCTTCTGCCCTTCGGCTGAGTCCCGGGTGACAATTTCAACGAGCGCACCGTCCTGCAGCGGAGTTGATAAATCTACAAGCTTTCCGTTTAATTTACCTGCAACCGCATTTTCGAGGCCGCAGCTAATGGAAGCAGCGACATCTTCAATGCTTGCTTCCTCCTCAAATTCTCTGACGGACCCGTCAGGCAATTTAATGCTAATTGACAACTGTATTCCTCCTCAAAAAAATTAATCCTTTACGTGTTCCATTGTTTCTTTGCCTATATTTGGATGAGATCTTGCTGTATTCAATATAGCGGACAGATGTCGCTAAAGTTTGATCAACTTGTAAACAAAACGTAAAAAGGCGATCTGAGGATCGGGAACATATCATTTGTATAAAGGAAAGCACCTTGCCGATGACAAGGTGCTTCATTTCACGGTGCGCTGAATGAAGAGTGCGGACAACAGTTGGTCATTGCGTTTATGTTGGCGGCTCTCCGCTTTGATGAGGAATAAACTAAATGAGCATTCCTTTTATAAGGAACGCTCTTTCGTCGTTTGGCAATACGGTTTTTAGCGATATCGGTGGTCGGGGTCGAATATACCCAGAGAACCATTGATATATCAAGGTTTTTGTCTGCCTTTGTATAAAATTTGAGCGAAAAATTGTAAATTGTTAATATTGCGGACAGCGGCATATTCAAAGATTGATATGATAAAAATTCCAACACAAAGGACGAAGAAAAATGAGTATTAACACAATCGTTCTGCTTTATACAAGTCGTCCAAGATTTTGGCATAGGTTCGTTTTAAAACTAAAATAATTCTTTCACCAAAAAGGCAGGCCATCACATGACCTGCCCAAACACAATTATGTTGCGAGCCTAGATGCTACAGAAAATTCTGCGTGTTGTTGTTCAACAGATGTGTGAATGGAAGCGCTCGACACGATCAACAAGCCCAAAGCAAGGGTCAGCGAAAGAAACAGCTTAGATTTCATACAGAAAGTCGCCCCTTTTGATTTGTTTCTGAGCCTGCACCATCTGATCATAAAAAAATATGGAATCATTTGGCCGCTCATTCCTAGTATAGAATAGAGCTGCTTCTAATGCCAGTTCCTCAAGATAGGGGTAACCACGACTATCCCGTAATGGTTTCATTGTTTCTAGTACCTCTGACTTATTAGCTGATTTGATAAACAGTGCTTCTAAAACGTCCAACAGACACAGGAATAATTCATCTTCAAATACCCGCGCACTTTCAAGCGCCTTTTCATAAAATTTTCGTCCTTCAAAATTTTCGTTATTTCGAAAGTGAATTAAAGCCAAATCATAATAAGCCTGAGTCAGTTCTCTTGCCTTTATTTCCTTTGCTACATCAATCGCCTTATGAAAGTATTCAATAGCTTTTGTTGGTCTCTCCATTGCATTATAACAATATGCGACATTTAAAAGAGCCTTTGCAACGATCGCCTTGTTTTGAATGTCTTCCGCGGATTCCTTAGCGCTTAAAAGATGCGGTAAAGCTTGATCATGCGTTGATAAATCAATGTAATTCCCAGCAACAACGAATAGACAATTGATTCTTCGAATCACATATGAATCATAGGATTTATAAATATCATAAGCGAGAGACACATAATACATTGACATATGAGTTTGTTTCATATGATAAAACACTTCAGCCATCTTATAATAGAATTCAGCCTTTTCTATTTTATCTGAAACTTTCGTCAACTTTTTTTCTGCTGCTCTATAAGCCTTAATTGCCTTTATGTATTTTCCTCGTGAAAAATGATACATTCCGGTGAAAAAGGAAAAATAGTATTCGAGCAAGCCTGACAATTTCCTTCCCTGTCCCTCAATTTCCCTAAGATAATCCGATTTGCTCAGCTTTTTTTCTGCGGGGAAAAGATATTCCAACATTAACTCATGTCTAAAATTCATAAGCTGATAATAGGAAAGCAAGTCCTGATCTTCTTCCATTCTTTCTATAGCTAAGTGAACTTCCGCCTTTAATCGTTCTGCTTCTATTACGTTTAATTTTTGAATTTCGTTGTACCAGCGGTTTATTTTGATTCCAACTTCAGAAGACGGGATAGTCTCCAACTGCCATCATTCCCTTCCAGCTAACATCCTTTTTATGTTAAAGATTAACATACAATTCATAATTGCAAAACTTCTATCATCCCAAAAAACGAAATTTTCGTGATACCGAAAGACAAATTTAAAACAAATGGGTTTTGGTTTAGTCACAGAGCCTAAAGAATGCTACAACAATCTTGTTTACGATAATCGAAATGAATTAATAGAAATAATGACCTAAGCCCAAGGATTCATTTTCATGGTTGAACAGGATATATTGACCAAGTCCTTTCTATAAAGTGGTAAACTATATACTGATTGTAATGAAAAGTATTAGAGGAGAATGCCATGAAGACTCTGGATGTTCAAGCGCTACACAATGCAATTGATCAAACGCTCGAACAATTAAAACAACAATCAGACGAATTTTCTAAAGTCAAAAAAGCCGTTGAGGGCATCACATCCCTTGATGATGCTTTAAAAGGAAAAGGCGGCGACGCGATCCGCGCCTTTTACGAGGAATGTCACACCCCTTTTCTACAGTTCTATGATACTTTTATAGAGGAATACAGTTCCACGCTGAAGAAAATGAAAAGCGCGTTGAATTCCCTGGAACCCAACCATAACGGATTTATTTCACAGTCCTTTCTCGAACATGAATTGGAGAATGGTTTAAATGCGGCCGATCGCACAACGAAACATTTGGTTTCCAAGACCAACGCCACGATCGCAAAAGTTAGTCATATCGTTGATTTACCGGATTTGAATGACAGCGGTTTTCATGAACAAAATCAGAAAGCGTTAAAGGAAATCAGCACGACTCTTGAAAAGCTGCATGCGTTTGACCGCGAACAGACAAACGCGCTCAAAACGGCTGAAAATGATCTTGAGACGATGCAGAGATACATGGCCCGGCTCGAAAAGATGTATACCGGCCCCAAAATTGAAATTACCAGCTATCAAAAAGGTTCGATTTTAAAGCCGGATGAGATGGATAACCTGAGTGGAAATCAAGAAACAGCGATGGGTGCCATGCTGAAAAAAGCCGGAGACAAAGAAGCTGCGGATACTAACACTCTCGCCGATCCAGATCGATTAAAAAAATTGGCGACACAAAAGGTTTCCAAGAAAGAGTACACCCAAGAGGAATTGAATGAACTGAAAAAAGATTATAGAGTATTTAACGATACGCTTTACCGGGCATACATAGATGGTGATACAATCGTCAAGATAGAACCCGCCTACACCCTTCCGGAGAATGTGGAAAAAAGCGACTTTGCTAAATATTTCGATACCGCGATGGAATTTACAGGTGTGTATGATGCAGTAAGAGCAGCGTTTGGATACGACCTTGCGACAGGCGAAATCGTTAAAGATAATGGTGATCGTTTGATGGCCGGATTGAGTGTCACCCCTATCGGAAAGGCATTTAAGTACGGAAAGCGCGGCTTCAAGTTATTTAAAGGTGAAGAAGCGGGAAAGAACGTTTCTAAGGTAGATAAAGCCCAGAAGAGTAAAGATACAGTTAAACCTGGGGACAGTAGCCCCCTGGCACCAGGTGGTGGATTAGCAGCTCATGAATCCAAAAGAGGCCACTTAATCAAAAGGCATGTTGGGAAAACTGACGAGGAGTTATCCCAACGTTTAAAAAAAGATCTTAAAATTACTGGTTCATCTACTTTTAAAGATAGAGCTACTGCAGAAAAAGTCGCTAGTGAAGTATTGAAAGATCCCAAAAACATTAAAAAAGTAGAAAAGTGGTTATCAGACCCTAAAAGCAGGCCTACTCTTGCATTAAGATACAAAGGTAATGGAGATGTTCTTGGAAGAAGTATAGAAAGAGGCTCAAATACCGCCGAAGATGTAACGAATGCAAAAATAGTCTTGAAAAAGGGGAAAGATGGAGAGTATATTTTAACAGGATATCCAATAAAATAAAGGAGTTTCAATATGCAAGATAATTATGATATTTTTGAAGAGTTAATTGATTTTTTGGATGGCACATTTCATCAGGATATGGGGTCCCCAGAACAAGCACTGAATGAGTTTATTAGTGAATCCAGCAAAGAATGCTTGGCTTTCACAATACAATTTTGTCAAGAGTTTTTAAATAGTGACATATCTGATCAAGAGAAAGAAGACTTTATAAAATCGCACTGCGAAATTTATTTTCCTGCTATCGGATTAACTCCTATACAATGGTTAAAAAGTGTAATAGAGCAAATAAAAGAAGCTATTTAAAAGACTTGAGAGGCCCACTTTTTTACGAGAGGGCCTTTTTTATTACTTCAGTAACGATTCAATTTTCGCTTTCGTCTTCGGCCCGTAAATCCATCAGAGACAGCCCATGCATAGTTGGAACCGTTTGACCGCATTCACCCGTAAAAGCCATCAATGCCGTTATTTTTGGCATCTTTGTCTGGTTAGAAATAGAGGGCAGCTAATGCTTCCTGAATCTGCCGGACAGCCGTTCCCTTCATCATTGGGCTTTTGTAAATTCCAATCGGTAGTGGGTACTTTTTTCCCTCCGGCTTTTTCGTGCTTTCTTTTGGGGCCGATGTTGCAGGTCGCTTGCTTGATCCACCACAATGGCCGAGATATTTCGCAATAACTGTTCAAGAATCGCCTGGTAAACTTCGTCTGACTGCTCCCGGGACCATCCAGCAATAAACACCCGATGTTTTTCGGTTGTCGGGAACACTTCATAAGAAGCCATGAGGGCGAGAAATTGCGATTTCGCATTCTTACGAGCCAGCTGGATATAAACTTTTCGGAACCGGCGGGCACCGTTTTCCTTTTTAAAAAAGCCGTATACATTGGCCGCAATAAAAAGCTTAAAGTCCGTCAGCTCAATCGGCTCACCCGCAAGTATCCCCTCAACATGTCTGAACTGCCGCGCCCATTCGTAAAAATCCAGCACTGCTTCAGCGTCATAGTAAAAGGGGCATTCCGGGTCCGCTAACGCCTCAACATCCTTAAAAAACCGCTGAACAGCCCATTTATGCTTTTGACAAGCCTTTATCTCACCGGAAAGTATTTTTTCGCAATAGGCCCATACACGCTCAATCAGAATTTCAGCGGTGACCTCTTGCATTACATCCGGCCCCCAAACCGCTCTTCCTCTTTTGATTTCGGCTTGTCGTCATCCTTTTTAGGAATCACGAGCTTGCAGCGCGAGGAAATGGTTAAGCCCAAATCACTGGAAGCCTGCCGACATTGTTTGAATAGTTTATCTTGATTGATAAGTAAGTCCGAATACGCTTCATTGACTACCGTTTTTTCTTTTTCCCCCACGACATTTCCCTGTGCGTCCACATCTTTGACGACTATTGTTTTCATTGGCCCCTGATCAAGCAGCTGGTCCGTCACCTGAAGGTAGAGCTTCCGTGAATATAAAAAACGGGCGAGCGCATCAACATCTAAATTCGTCATAATTCCGATGTTTTTCAGCTCGTCCGCTATTTTTTTAAATTCCCTTTTTAAGTCTTTCGGTAAATAAGAAGGCGCCTTTACCTTGTCGCTTGGCGCCTTGATTTCCTGCTTTCTTCGTTCCTCAATCTCCTGTTTTGTCAGGTTTTTCTTGCCTTTCACAAGCAATAAGTCAACCGGTTGCCTTGGTCTTGCCATTCCCTCACCTCCTTCCGAAATTTCATTTAGGGAATTTTTCAAAATGTGGAGGGGAGCGCGGTCTCCGGCGAATCCTTTCCAGAGATTTAAGGGCGGGGGGTCTCCATTTCCTCCCGCAGCTGCAGCATGGCCGTTTCTAATTCCTCTCGAGCTTGCGTGTATTTCTGCTTGTATACGTCAATTCCCTTTTGAGCTTGTGCTTTGAGACGTAGTACAGTCAGCTTCTTTACCTTCTGTTGCATGCGCCTGATCTTCTCGTTCGTGTAGTAGGACGTGTATTCAGTCTGACACCGCGGACACTTGATGTAATGCTGCCGCACCCCGTTGTCATACTTCCTAACCTTTGAACATCCTTTGATATGGAACTTGGTTCCACAGTGATCACATACGCAGGTTTGATGTTCTGTTGCCAAAGCCTCCATCCTCCTTTGCAGTCTTCCTACTGTGGCAGGGCGCACATAGCGGCTGCCAGTTCGAAGAATCCCAAAATAGTTTTTTATCTCCTTTATGCGGAACGATATGGTCAACGACTGTCGCGGGAACCCGTCTGCCTTCCTTCATGCAGGAAACACAGAAAGGATGCTTTGACAGGTACCCCTGTCTTGCCTTCCGCCACTTGTTGTCATACCCCCGGCGGGCTGCTGACTCGCGGTATTGATCATAGGCTGGCTTTGTCCGCTTGTGTTGTTCGCAGTATCCTTCCCGGGTGAGAGTCGGACAGCCTAGTTCATTACATGGTTTCAATGGTCTTTGCATATCATCCCTCCAAATAAAAAACGGCTCCCGATATATTTTCAGGAGGACTTACAAATATCAATCTTCTTTTCTTAATTTTGGCTGTTCTTTTCAATTTGTTCTAATTGCTTTTTAACTTCTTCGTCATTCAATATATCAAACAATTCCTGATATTTTTTTTCCGCTAAATCTACATAAGTATTCCCTTGTTTATCTGCTCGCCTCATCGAATATTTTATTTTTAGAAACTTAATAAGATTTAAAAACTTATTAATCGGTTGTACAGGTTTATCAAAAGTTTTAAGGTGTTCATTTTTTTTATATTTCAACTTTACATAATAATACCCTCCGGTGAAGTCTTGTGAGACAACAAAACCCGTAAACTGATCCCTCCTTATATTTTTATCTTCGGGATTTAGAGTAATTCTAAGTATTCTCTCTTCATTTTCTGAGATTGTAACCTCAGGTTTTGATTTAAAACTTGTTTTTTTAAATATACCTTTTTTATATTCGAGAATTAGAAAGGTCTTTACAGCTATACCTTTTCCATAATTCTTAATATTACATTCAATTTCTGGTGCCTTTTGTCTTGATTGACGAAAAGTTGTTTTTTCCACTACAATTCTTGGCGTGTTCGTCGCAAGATACGTTTTTCTTGCAAATAACACCGTGAAAAATGATAGTAAAACTAAAGCATAGTCTTTAAAGTTATTTTTAATAAAATTTATAAGCTCACATAAAATAGTTGCTAACAAAATAAGTCTCCTTTCTTTTTTTAAAAAAACACCTTTTTATTATTAAAGAAACAAAAAAGAAAAGGAATGCTTTACGAAATTTGTCGAACGATTGTTTTTAAGTTTGAACATCAATTATATTCTTTCTAAACCGGACCCACACTCAGAGGCTCCCATTGGCCACCAATCGTCTATTCTGAGATTCACTGGACCCGGTTTACAGAGAATATAAAAAAGCACCCGTCTAGGATACTTTTATTTTAATTTATTATTTATTATTTTATCGATCTCAGATAATTGTTTTTTTGCTTGACTCATTGCTGTTTCATACGCTACAAGAGATTCCTTGTTGTCCTTTTGAAGATGATCTTTTAACATTTTTTCAAAAAAATAAATACATTCAAACCATTCAATAACTGTTTTCATATCATTTTCTGTAAGTTTATTATCAAGCAACATTAGATAGTCAGGCCAATTCTCATCATACATTAATTTACCATAAAGAATCGTTGTACCTTTCTCCATTACTCTAAACCTTTTATAGTTATATTGAAGAAGAAGTTTGATTCTCCTTTCGGCTGTTCTCTTTAAACTTTTATTGTTAATTAACGAAATTGTATATGCCCCTAAACTCCCTGATAAAGCCCCTATGATTGCTGATATAATATTCGAATACCCTGTCAATTGATCATGATTATAATATAAAAAAACTAATAATAACGTGATTATTATCAGAATAAAAAAAGGAAACCAGTGTATTTTTTTCAATATATTTCTCCCCCGCTAATCTTAAACAAGTAAGAAGTGATGAAGCATTCTCGAAATTTGCCGATGAAAAATACCTTTCATGTATGAATTGCGACCTTAATACAAAAAGCCCTTTTCAGGGCTCTACTATTTTACTTCCCATTCTTTAGTGATCGTGTTATAGATTTTATTGCCTTTAGTAGAGATTTTATTAATTAACAACGCTCTCTCCTCATCACTTAATTGATGACCACTGTCAAGCCAATCTGATACCAGCCTGTACATTCCTTCAGTTCTTAACTCAATTTTATAAGTCGAATTCCCGCGCTCTGGATTAATATCAACCTTACCATTCATATGAATAGAATAGAAAGGATTAGGAGCATAACAATGCGTTCCTAATTCACTACCTTTTCTCCAAAAAACAGATTCCATAATAAACACCTCCAACCTAATTATCGACCAAGAGATGTATTAATGGAAGAATTCGCGAAATTTGTCGAACGATTTCCCCCTTACGCTAAACGCTTATTAAAATAGCGCCTTACATATACTCCGGGAGGAAGCCAAGCATTGTAAGACGGCATGTCCAAAAAACACACTGCTTACAATCTCCCGATACCAAAGTCGCAAGACTAGCGCGATCCGGCTCAGAATGCTCCTCCCGTTTGTTCTCATTCTTCAATACCTAATTTATATATTCGGAATGGTTTTCAGATAAAGCGACCTCCATAATGGAAGTCACCTTTTTCAATTTTGGCCTATTACCATATTAACCGATATAAAATGAAATGAAGTGCCAACCTTGTGCTATTTATCTGCCAAACTTATTGTATGTCATATGTCTCTAGTTAAATAATTCAGGAGACAATTCAATTATATCTCTGTTATCTGATGTAAACTGTACTAGATTATTTTTAACTAAAAAAAGCATTAGGCGTCTTGCGTCCCTTGACCCAAATCGAAATTTCAACTTATCGTAAAAGGGCTTATAATATAATTTTTTTGCATTTTTAGCATAATTATTTTCTAACCAATCGATAAAGCTTAGATAAACACTTAATTCATGCTCTGCTTTATTAAGAGTCTTTTGATTTTTTATTTTGTCTATATTCATATCTAACTTGGATTCTAGTTCATTTAAAAAAGCATCAAGTTTTTGAGTATCAATTCCGCCTCCAATTTTAGAAAACTCTTTTACACTTTGAATTGTTTCATCTTTAACCTGTGAAACTGTATCAAGCATAGCTTTTTTGCTGCTCTCAAATCCTTCTACAGTTTCTATTGCTTTTCCAATCATTTCCTGCGCCCTCTTATTGGATTCACTTAAACTTTCCGCTGTATCTTTAAGGTCAATCATTGCTTGCCTTTGACCCGCAACATCAACCAGAGTCATTAGAATAGCGATAACAGCTAGAATTATTGAGATTGCTGTGGCTGCAACGTTCATTTGATTGCCGGCATCGGGACTTGCACCAAAGGCTAATATCGAGATAAATGTAATAACAATTAAAGAAATAATAATGGAATAAACCAGATGAACTATACCTACTTGTTTTCTCATTTCAGTAATATCAACCCCGTCTATCTATTTTTTCACACTATTTCATTATATTTCTTTTTGAGTTTTTTCTCTATATGCTTATCCACGAATTAACCATATCTTATATTGTGTCCAATTCACAGAAACGCTGAACCCTTTATCCTGCATAGTTTTAAGCCATTTTGTCTAAATGAGTTGGACACTTTCTCATTATGGTTAGTTCATTAAAATAGGCAGAAAAAAACTCATCCGTTTTGAAGACAGATGAGCTTACAAGCTGAATGCGTCCATTGTGTCTTGAGTGATCCCTATATATCGAAGCGTAACGTCCGGGCTGGAATGGTTGAATATCTCTTGAAGCAGGGCCACGTCTTTGAATTTTTTATAGTGCCAGTAACCAAACGTTTTCCTCATGGTGTGGGTACCGATGCCATCAAGCCCGACGTATTCAGCCGCCTCTTTCAATATGTTGTATGCCGTGCTTCTGCTGATCGGTTTATTTAGTCCTTCGCGGCTCTTAAATAAAAATTCCTGGTCATCTCTATCTTTAATATAGTCGGCCAGGGCCTTTTTTAGGGCCTTATTTATTTTGATCCGTTTCTGCTTTCCGGTTTTCTTCTCGCGTAAATCGATGTACATTCGTTTGGCGTCGCGGACTCTTAAACGAAGTAAATCGGATATACGCAAGCCTGAGTTTATGCCGGTGACAAAAAGCAAATAGTTTCTTTCCTCCGTTCTCTTAGGAATTTCTTTATATAATAAATCTGGTCCATATCCCGGATAGGCTGCACAAAACTCATTATGAGACACTTCCCTTCACATACACTTCTTCTTTCAATGCAAAAGCCAGATTGTAAAAAGCGCACGACTTAATTCTGAAGTATGTGCGCGGGCTTAACCCAATTTCGTTGTAAACTTCATAATCAAAACGGTGATCTTGGGACATATATCGCATGATGATGATTTGCCGTTCATTGACAGGCAAACGGTTCACAGCCTTTTGCAAGAAAGGCATTTCGTTTCTGTTCCATTTCAATTCTTTGAATAGCTGTATCTTCAGTAAATGAATGAAATGCGTTTGTATTTGAAGGCGGCACAATGGTAAAACCCGTCGTGATTTTCGGCAGCAGATCATCTGGCACTTGCAAGAGACACCCTGTAATTATCCAGTATTGCTTCAATTTTCTTTTTCGTCGCTTCTCTATCGATTTCGGGTAATTCAAATAACATTGATTGATTCCTCCCTTTTATTTACGCTTATATGCGTCGCCTTTGTCTCTATTAAGAATCTGCTTGTTTTGCCTCATGATTTCTCTCCAAAAGCGCTCAGAGTGCTCCTACGTTTTTTCAGTGTTGGGTTTCATGTCTTCTTCTCCTTTCACTAAATCGCGGCCGTGACAAATAAAAATAGACACCGAACAAGCAGCGTAAAAGCTGTAAGTTCAGTGTCCGCAGGCTTTCCGCCTTGGACTTGAATATTAAGACTTTCTTTTTGGTTTATTTATAGATCCTTTACCCTTTTCTAGCAGATAATTATAAAAAAGAGTTTCCATCAATTTGTAATTTTTATTATAACTTGATTTGTTCTGAAATAAATGTATTGTTGTATAAACCATAGCTCCCAATGCTATTGTACTCAAACCTAATGCAAGCCATAAATACAATGCTTGATTAAAATCTTCTTGTTTTAAGTTTGTCTCTTCAACAGCACTATTAATGATAAGTGTAAAACAACTGGTAATCACTGAAACAAAAATAGTGGGAACGATAATCTTTAAAAAAGTCGTTATAGAACCAGCTTGTCTATCTTCATTATTTGATTTCAAATAGGGTAAAAGATACTTTTCTATTTGGTTTACAGTGAATCTACGAGTTTCTAAATGTTTTTTAAAAGCATCATAAATAATTGCTCTTCTTAAAAGATAGACCTCACTATAGCCAGATAACTTTGCAAACTTAGTTAAGGCCTTACTTATACTTGTTAGAGCAATAATTAAAAAAAAGGAGGAAGTAACTACGATTCCAATTTTGAATATTTTCCCCTGAAGATAATGATATAATAAAAAACCACACAATATTACTGCAATTAAACAAAATACTAATTTAAATATTAGCTCCACATAAACCCTGTTCTTTTCTCGTACTTTCTCTTCTTCATCTAAAAAAGGTGAATCAATAAAAAAGGATTTAAATTTCTTAACCCTACTCACTTCCTTATAAAGCATGAATAGTTCATTTTCAACATCAATCATAATGTATATCACCTCTGTTCATTCTTACGAAAAGAATAATTAAAAGGATTCACTTAATTAAGCAGTTAATGATTAACCAATGATAAAGTAAAAGAACCATTGACCTTTTTATTTATAGGGTAATCACACTCACAACAGCTGTATTCGATCACAGACACCTACTCCTTAATCGAACTTTCTAGTGTATTTGCTCGTAATGTCATTCAAGCATATTAAAGATAGTTCATTCTTTCTCCGGATCCCCCCAATCAGCTACGGCAGGATCACGATGGCGAAGAACAACCCAGCAACTTCGAGCAAAGGTAGTAGTAAAGACTGTTTCGGAGCATATACGACATTTCTCTTAATCGACAGCCTGTTCGTTCAACGATTGATCTTTCGTACTCCGGATGTAGTTCATACTTCTCGGGCAGCTCGTCAATGGTTATCATGTTATCCAGATGCGCCTTGATTGTATGAAGTAATGAGTGTCATTCCACATTACCGCCCGTCGGCTCCAAATGAATCATCACATGAATCAAACCGAATAATAAAAATTAGCAAGCGCACAATGACAGATTTTCGTCATTTATTCAAAAAAGTACCATACAACATCCATGGATTAAGGCATCCCATGCAAGTGTAATGCTTTATAGAAAGGTCTCAATTTACTATGTAAGTACAAGGCTAGGACATGCCGATATAGAAACCACTTCAAGCACATATGCTCACTTAATTAAAGAGCTACGAGAAAGAGATGAAAATGAAACTGTAAACATTTTTAAAGAAATGGCCGTCGAGGAGGCCGAAATTGCATAGGAAATTGAATAGGTGATTGTGCAAAATTTGTGCAAAAAAATTAAAAAACATATCGTTTTCTATCCATTCCTTATAAAATACAAAACGCCCATAAACGTTGATATATCAACATTTATGGGCGTTTCGAATAAACTCATCGACTCTCAAAAAGAGCTTAGGATACCGGTGGTCGGGGTCGAACCGACACTCCCGAAGGAACACGATTTTGAGTCGTGCGCGTCTGCCAATTCCGCCAC